ACAATTTCACAAAGATACAGAAACAGATATCATAGTGGAGATGGAAGACGGTCATAAGTTCCGTGTCATCGCTAAAGGAGCTGAGCAAAAACTACGTGGTTTAATCTGGAGTGGCTCTCGCCCAGATATTATTCTCTGTGACGATATGGAGAACGATGAATTGGTAATGAACAAAGAGCGTCGTGAAAAGATGCGAAAATGGTTCTACTCAGCTCTCCTCCCTTGTGTGTCCAGTAAGGGTATTATCCGTGTTGTAGGTACAATCTTACACATGGACAGTTTGCTAGAGCGCCTAATGCCTAGGCCCTATGATAAACATAGCGTACAGGAACCTCTAAAGCTCTGGAGTCCTGTAAAGAGGTCTGGCTGGCGGGGGGTTAAGTATAGGGCGCATACCCCCGACTTCTCTCATATCTTATGGCCAGAGAAGCATAGCGAAGAAACCCTAAAACAGAAACAACAGGAATACCTAGAGATGGGTATGCCTGATATTTACTCACAAGAATACCTTAATGTACCTTTGGACGAGAGTGTTGCCTACTTCAAGAGGGGGGATTTTGAACCTCTTACAGAAGACGACAAGAAACTACCCCTAACCCACTACATTACGGCAGACTTAGCCATCTCCGAGGCAGATAGAGCAGACTACTCTGTGTTTATCATTGCTGGTATGGATGAGTACCGTAGAGTACATATAAAACAGGTTATCCGTGAAAGAATAGATGGCCGAGAGATTGTTGATACTATCCTCAGACTACATCGTATATACCAACCAGAGGTAATCGGCATAGAGGAGATGCAGGTATCTAAAGCTATCGGACCTTTCTTACGAGAAGAGATGATTAGACAAAATACCTTTCCCTCCTTAATACCCCTAAAACATGGTGGTAAGGATAAGATTGCTAGGGCACGATCAATACAAGCTAGACTACGTGCTAAGAGTATTAGATTTGATAAGGGAAGTGACTGGTACCAAACATTCGAGGACGAACTTATTCGTTTTCCTCGTGATACACATGACGACCAAGTAGATAGTTTTGCCTACCTAGGCCTACTACTTGATAAGATGATTGAAGCTCCTACCCAGGAGGAAACCGAGGAAGAAGAATATCTTGATGAACAACGAGAACATGGATCTCTCTATGGAGGAAGGTCCTCAGTTACGGGATATTGATTCCATAAACCTCGCCCTTTCTTTGGACGAGGACAAGCTTAAAGAGATAGGATCCTCTTGTAAAGAGGGCTTTGAGGTTGATCTACAAAGCCGTTCTACTTGGGAACGTGACTTAGAGGACTGGACTAAACTAGCCATGCAGGTTAGGGAAGAGAAGAGCTTTCCTTGGCGTGGGGCTAGTAATGTAAAATACCCAATCCTCTCTACTGCCGCCATGCAGTTTGCTGCTAGGGCCTACCCCTCTCTTGTACCACAAGACGGAAAGGTAGTCAAAGCCTCTACAATAGGCAAAGACCCTACAGGTGAGAAACTAGAGAAAGCCTCTAGGGTGTCTACCTATATGTCCTACCAAGTCTTACATGAGATGGACAATTGGGAAGAGGACATGGACAAACTCCTACTCATGCTTCCTATTGTAGGGACGGTCTTTAAGAAGACCTTCTGGGACAAATCCTCAGAAAAAATTAAGAGTTGTCTAGTTCTTCCAAAGAACCTTGTTGTAAATAACTGGGCCTCGTCATTAGACGAAGCCGAGCGGATCTCTGAAATCATTACCCTATCTCCCCGTGTATTTAAGGAGCGGCAGTTACAGAAGATATTCCGTGATGTAGATCTGGGCTCCCCAGAGCAAGCCCCTGGTGACCTGTTAGAGACCTCGCCCTACACGCTAATTGAGCAGCATACCTACCTAGACCTTGATGACGATGGGTATGCAGAACCGTACATAGTAACCTTCCATAAACAATCTGGTGAGGTTTTGCGTATTGTTGATAGGTTCTCTGCTGAAGATGTTAAAACAGAGGGAGAGAAGGTTGTTAAAATTACTGCTACACAGTTTTACACCAAGTTTTCTTTTGTGCCTAATCCTGATGGTAGTTTCTATTCTATCGGTTTTGGTGTTCTTCTAGGTCCCCTCAACGAATCGGTAAACACATTGATTAACCAGCTTGTAGACGCTGGTACTGTGAGTAACTTACAGAGTGGCTTTATCGGTAAAGGGATTCGTTTAAAGAACGGAGAAACAGGTTTTACTCCAGGTGAATGGAAGCCAGTAAATGCTACTGGTGATGATCTAAGAAAACAAATTGTACCTCTTCCTGCTAAAGAGCCTAGTGCGGTTTTGTTCCAGCTTATGAACGCCCTAGTAACTTCTGGCAAAGAGCTGGCCTCCGTGGCTGAGATCTTTGTAGGAAAGATGCCCGGGCAGAACACCCCAGCTACGACAACCATGGCCTCTATTGAGCAGGGTATGAAGGTGTTTACGGCTGTTTATAAACGTATTTATAGGGCCCTTAAAACAGAGTTTACAAGGATCTACACTTTAAACTCACAGTATTTAGATCCCAATACATACGCTGCTGTGGTAGATGTGTCTGTTGGTCCAGAGGATTTCAATGACGATACCTATGATATCTGTCCAGGAGCCGATCCGTCATCAATGACACAGACAGAGAAGCTTATGAAAGCCCAGGGTTTGTTAGAACTTCTACCTACTGGTATGCTAGATCCTGTAGAGGTTGTTAAACGGGTCCTAGAGGCCCAAGAACAGCCTAACTGGGAGAAGCTACTAAGCCAGCAGATTCAACAGACGGGGCAGTTCGAGCCCCCTCCTGATCCTAAGCTTCAGGAAATGCAGATGAAGAGCCAGCTTGAGCAGCAGAAGGTTCAGATGAATGCTCAGGCTCTTCAGCAGAAGATGGAGCTACAAGCTAGGGATAGTGCGGTGCAGCTTTCTATGAAAGCGCAGTCGCACCAGCAGGACATGCAGCATAAAGCACAAATGGCTAACATTGATGCCGCCACTGCCGTGCATAAACAAAAGATTTTCTCGGCTACTGAACAAGCGGCCGTTAATCAGAAGTTGGTACAGAATCACCAACAACATCAGCAAAAACTTCAACAGACGAAGGAACAATCATCAGTACAAAAACGGAATTCCGGGACTGGCAAAGCCAAGAAGTAACTAAGCAATTTTATGCTGCTATTAAAGAGCGTATTGCGTTTGTTAAAGATGAACTTGTGTTCTCGCCCCCTACCGAACTACAAAGTCGCCAGGGCTACATTAGAGCCCTGTATGATATCCTAGACGTAGACTTTTTAGAGGAGTCTTAATGGCAATTATTCCAGCAGGGCACCATGTCCTTGTACGTCCACAGAAACTAGAGGAAGTGGACTCAGCATACGCTTCGGCACAACGAGCCGGTATCCATCTTCTTGAAGCAGAGAAGAGAAAAGAGCAGATCGCTGTTAGCAAGGGCCATGTTCTATATATTGGACCTTCTGCCTATAAAGATTACCAGGACGGTGTTCCTTGGTGTCAGGTGGGTGATCTTGTAGCTTACGCCAGGCATGGCGGTATGTACATTAAAGATCCCTCAACAGAAGAGGATTTGCTGTTGCTAAACGATAGTGATATTGTTGCCATTATTAAGTAAGGTAGTTATGACTGAAGAAGTTAAACAAGAAGAAGCTGTTGTTGTTGAACAAGAACAACAAGTAGAAAAACAAACCTCCCCTATTGAGGAACGTGCCCTGGAGATGGGTTGGCGCCCTCGAGAAGAGTTTGAGGGGGATGAAGAAGATTTTATCGACGCCAAGGAGTTTGTTCGACGGAAGCCCCTCTTTGATAAAATCGAAAGTGTTAGTAGAGAATCTAAGACGCTTCGCAAAGCCCTAGACTCTCTCAAATCACATTACACTAAGGTTAGAGAAACTGAGTATCAGAAAGCTCTACGTGACCTTAAACAAGAACAAAAACAGGCCCTAGCTGACGGGGATGTTGATCGCTTCTATGCCATCGAGGATGAGCAGAAACTGGTTGAACAAGAGAAGGCTGTCTTCATGGAAGCACAAGCCCAGATTCAAACAGAACCTCAGCAAGTACACCCAGAGTTTGCTGCCTGGGTAGATCGCAATCGTTGGTATGAAACACAGCCCCACATGCAGACATTTGCTGACGGGGTTGGGGCGCGCCTTCAGGGCGCCGTACGGGCCGGTACAATGACTCCGGCACAGGTACTTAAAGAAATTGAAAAAGCTGTCCGTGACGAGTTTCCAACACGTTTTAGAAATCCCAATAAAGACAAACCTGCCGCAGTAGAGGGTAGTGTTCGGTCAGGGACTTCTTCCACAAAGGAACCCGTTCTCTCTGACGAAGAACGCCAGATCATGAACACGCTGGTCCGAGGGGGCCATTTGACCAAAGAGCAATACCTCGCTGATCTAAAGCGAGCCAAGGAGCAGAAATGAGTAGAGAACTTTCAGCAAAGGCCCCAGCGGCCCGCCCACAACGGGCAAGTAGCACTGTACGAAACCGTCTGACGTTGAAGAACACAGACCCTAATTTTGTATATCGTGTAGCTAATGACCAGGGAGATCGGGTCGAACAACTTAAAGAACTGGGTTATGAGATTGTAGACGCAGGCGCTGTCCGTGTAGGAGATCGTCGTGTTGATCTTGGTAAAACAGTAGGCAGTGCTGCTACTCTAGCCCTTGGCCGTGGTGATAATGGTGTTGTTATGCGTATCCGTAAGGAGTGGTATGACGAAGACCAAAAGAACAAACAGGTTGAGGTTTCGCGTAGCGAACAAACAATGAAAGAAGATGCTCGTAAAAACAACTATGGGAAATTGGACATTTCTCGTGATTGAGCTACGGGCTTAACGGAGAAATCAAATGGCAAACGTAAGCCGAGTATTCGGCCTTCGTCCTGTAAAGCACCTTAACGGTAGCCCTTACAATGGACAATTTAATGTGTATTATGTTCCCTCATCTGATGGCACTGCCATGGGTGCGGGTGATCTGGTAAAGCTAGCTGGCTCAGCTTCTGCTGACGGCTACGCTACTGTGGCCCAATCAGCTGCTGGTAACCCGTCTATCGGTGTAGTAGTTGGCTTTGTGGTTGATTATACCAACCTCAATGCCCCCTCTGCCTACCGAGCTGCCTCAACAGCTCGTTATGTACTAGTGTCAGATAGCCCAGATGTTGTGTATGAAGTACAAGAGGATGCCGTTGGTGGTGCTCTTGCTGTAACCTCTATCGGCCTCAACGTCGATGCGGTAGTTGCTGCTGCTTCTAGTACCACTGGCCAATCAGGTATGCAACTGGACAGCTCTACTGCTGCTACCACTGCTACCCTGCAACTAAAGATTTTGGGTTTTGTGAATAGACCTGACAATGAAATTGGCTCTGCTAACGCCAAAATGTGGGTAACCATTAACAACCATCAGCTTGCTTCTGGCACTGGTGTTGCTGGCGTCTAAGGAGAACAATAATGTCAGTAATTAACACTTCTAACTTTGCAAAGGCCCTTTGGCCCGGTATTAATGCTTGGTACGGTAAGGCTTATAATGAGTTTAGTCCTGAATGGGACAAGCTCTTTGATAAGTATACCTCACGTAAAGCATTTGAAGAGGATGTAGGTACTAGTGGCTTTGGCCTAGCAGTTGTCAAGGGTGAGGGTGCTCCCATCTCCTATGACAGCGAGCGCCAAGCCTTCATTACCCGCTATAGCCATGTGGTGTATGCCCTTGGTTTCATCATCACTCGTGAAATCTTTGATGACGATCAGTATGATGTGGTGGGTCAACGCAAAGCACAGGGCCTTGCCTTCTCTATGCGTCAGACCAAAGAGATTGTTGCTGCTAACGTCTATAACCGTGCTTTCAACAGCTCGTATGTAGGTGGTGACGGTAAAGAACTCTTGGCCACTGACCACCCCAACTTTGCTGGTGGTACCTGGAGCAACGAGCTCACTACTGCTGCTGACTTGTCAGAAGCTAGTCTTGAACAAGCCTCTATCGATATTGGTGGTTTCACTAATGACCGTGGTTTGGCTATCAAGGTGCTTCCTAAAACCCTCATTATCCCTCGCCACCTAGCCTTTGAGGCTAAGCGCATCCTGGGTACTGATGGTCGTGTTGGTACTGCTAACAACGATCTTAACGCTCTAAAGAGCCTGGGCATTGTCCCTGAGGTTATTGTTAACCACTACCTCACTGACACCGATGCTTGGTTCATTCGTACTGATGTTAAAGACGGTATGAAGTATTTCGAGCGTCGTGGCGATGAGTTTGGTATGGACCAAGACTTTGATACTGAGAATGCTAAGTACAAGGCTACCGCTCGCTACAGCTTTGGCTGGACCGATCCTAAGGCCCTGTTTGGCAGCCCTGGTGCCTAATTTATCGGAGGGGCTTGTCCCCTCCTCTTAAGGAGACATTATGGCGGTATCAAACCCAACACTCAGTTACCCAAAACCACGGGACTGTAAGGTTAAGATTATCCCGATTGCTCGAACGGACAGCTCCACTGTGAAGTGTTGGCTACCAAAAGATGCAATCATCTCAACAGTTACCTGCTACCAGAACGTAAACGCCTCTACGGCTACCGCTACGTGGACAGTGGGCTGGGCTGCTGATACAGACGGTATTCTTAATGCCTTCACCGCAGCTACTACGGCTGTGGGTCAGGTACACCCAGGCACAGCAATTGGCTCTGGGGTTTTTAGCAAGCTTACTACAGACGTAGCAGTTATCTCTACGTTTACAGTAGGTTCATCCACAGCAGGTGGGACAGGGTATGTTATTATTGAATACTTTGTCCCCGGCCCGGGCGAAGCAGTAGACGATTAACAAAGGGGCCCTTTCGAGGGCCCTTTCTTTTTGGAGAATTTATGGCAGGAGCTTATCGTGGTGCAGATGCTACAGCACCAGCACACGGAGCAGTGAGCATCACACCTTCTGATGCCACTGTCATTCCGGTGACACGTTCTATTTATGTCGGTACTACAGGAAACATCAACGTCCGTATGGCTGATGGACAAACAGTTTTATTTACAGCAGTCCCAGTGGGGGTCCTAGCTTTACAAGTTGATATGGTACTAGCTACTTCTACTACGGCATCTACTTTAGTGGCTTTGTACTAATATGTTTGGACTTTTTGGTAAAAAGGAAGAAGTGGAAGACCTGACTCCAGTGTCTGTACATGAGTTTCCTAAAACAGAATACAATGCTTACTGGGAAATTCTTCTAGAAGGA